ATGATAGCGGCAGGACGCAAATTAAAGACTTCCTGCACAATCAATGTAAGCTGCTCATCTGTCAGTTTGCTTGTTCCAAATGAAGTGACCGCCAATGCCACGGGACTTGCCTTACCGATGGCATAAGAAAGAGCGACCTCGCATCTTTCAGCCAAGTCGCTCCACACAATGTTTTTCGCGATGTACCTCGCCATATATGCGCCGCTGCGGTCAACCTTCGTCGGATCTTTGCCGCAAAGGGCTCCGCCGCCGTGAGACGCAAGACCACCATAAGTATCCACCATGATTTTTCTGCCCGTCAGTCCTGTGTCAGCAGCGGGGCCGCCCTCTACGAAACGCCCGCTGGGGTTAATGAGTATTTCGGTATCATCGTCCATTGGGAAATCCTCAAAACATTGCCACAAGACATTATTCATAATATCCGTTCGCAGCTGCTCCTGCGTTTTATTCGCCTCATGCTGGACAGAAATCACCACAGCTTTCACACGTTTGGGTTTACCATCTTCATATTCGACAGTAACCTGACACTTGCCGTCCGGTAGAACGCCTTTGATAAGTTTACCTTCGCGGCATTCATCAATGCGCTTGGCAATGCGATGCGAGAGCACTAGCGGCAAAGGCAAATACTCTCGCGTTTCCTTTGTTGCGTACCCGTATACTGTGCCTTGGTCACCTGCGCCGACAGATCCGTAAGGATCGCATATGCCGTTTCGCGCTTCAATTGCCGTATCCACACCGGCTGCGATATCCGCACTCTGTCGATGAACGAATACGAACACAGTAAACTTCCAAGGATTATACCCGACCTCGCGCAGGACATTTCGCACGATAAACCGAATATCCACTTTTTCGCTACAGGTGATTTCGCCCGCTACGATAATTTTGCCCTTAGTCGCCATAACCTCGCAAGCTACACGAGAAGCTCTGTCCTTTCTGAGACAAGCATCCAAGATATTGTCGGCAATCAGATCGCAGAGCTTATCCGGATGCCCTTTGCATACACTTTCTGCTGTTTTGTAAGTTGTCATTTCACATTCCTCCGTTTATTATAGTGCGCCCCGACGGGCATTGAGCAACTTTTCCATTGCATCGTCTTGAGGTGTTACACCGCGATATTCTGTTGTGCAGTTTTCCCGTACCACCTGATAAATCTGGAACCAGATGTTGTTGGCCTGCTTCATGAAATTTTGAGACATTGAAACATAGGGGGACGGAATAGCATTGCCGGTGGTGGGGTGCTTAGCAAGGAAGCCAAACTCGCTGATTGCCTGCTCGCACTGGATCCACCGTGCCACACTCTGAGCGTATTGTTCGATAAGCTGAGTAGTTACTAACTGTGCGCACCCTCGCTCCTTGAGCCATTGCCATGTATTGTTGAAAATTTCTGCCGCCAGTGTTGTGGAACCGTCTTTCTGTTTCGCGGTAAGATAGCCTCTTGGCTTTGGCATTGATTCTCCGGTAAGCTCCGTCATGTCTGTAAAGTCCATGATGGTCAACTTTCGATTACCGGGATTTCCATCTAAAATTTTGTCGGCGAGGACTTTCTTTTTTTGCCCTGAGCCGATTCTTGCACCGCCTCTGTTGGTGCCGTCTTTTGCCATATTCATCACACTCCTTGTCCAGTGGGGGATATTAGCCGTTTGAAACTGCGATTTCTCACGCGAAGCCCCACGCCGCTGTCCGCTTTCGATAGCTTTAGAGATCTGACCGCCCCCACCTGTCGCCGCTCTCTGCAGTAATGCGTGAGTGACACGACTTGCACAGCGACATGAGATTACTCACATCATTTGTTCCTCCGTGACTGAGCGGGAGAATATGATGTACCTCTTCAGCGGGGGTTAATCGATCAGCTTTTTTACACTCCTCACATAGCGGGTGTGCCTTGATGTAACGGTCGCGTATGCGTTTCCATGCACGACCATATCTTTTGTTGGTTTCAGGCTCGCGCTGGAAATGATTATAGTGGCGCGTTGCCTGCCGTTGATGTTCCACACAATACAAACCATCCGTCAGTTTTGGACAACTGGGGTATCGACACGGCCGCTTTGGTTTCTTTGGCATAGGGTCACCTCCTTGGGCATAACAAAAGCCCCGGGGATTTTCCCTCGAGGCTCTGCTTTATTCTGGTTTCCTAAGTATATACTATCACAAAGGAGTACATGACAAACAGTGACATTTACTGCTGAGTTTGCGGAACTGTAATGTTTTCTATTGCCTCATCGTGAAGTCGGTATACATGGCGCACATTATAGCCCATGTCAACAGCTATCTGCTCCCAAGTCTTGAAGCAGAGGTAGCGTAGCTCCAGAAGCGTCTGATACTCTGTGTTATCCACGGTTTTGATGAGCCTGACTATCTCGCGCTTCAGGTCAACGAGCCGATTGATGTCACGGTTGATTTCCGCTTGCAGGTCGATTATCTTTGCCACAGCATCGGCCATCGTTGATGTACTACGATTTGGATTGCGAGGCATGCCCGTTAGGGTGTAGGTGCATTTCGTAGCCAGTTCATTTAGCGAAGCAATCTGCTCCAGCTTGGAATTTATACGCTGGTCGAGCCTATATGCCTGCCCGAGATATGCTTTAACAGTCATGCCGTCACCTCCGTTTTCAGCTTGGTAATGAGCATTTCCGGGTCGATGCTCGTCAGCACCCCAAACCAGCCGGAACGGAAGAACTGTTCAATCCGCCTGCGCTCATACTGCGCTGAACGGTTGTTGGGATTCATAGAAAGAGTACGCAACGCCTTGCGGTAATCCTTGACCGCCTGAAGAATGATGGCGTTAGCCAGATTATTATAATTGTCAATCATATGTGACACGCTCCTAAACTTTATTTTTTGAAGAAGCAGTGTCGCATTGTTAGCATTGTATATGTAAAGCACGGATGCGTTGTTTTCATAATCATTGCAGGGAGCCGTTAATAACAGCTCGCACCTCGTCAACCGAACGGACTACCGAAGCGGTGCCGCCACAGGCGAGGATTTTACGAATAGTTGCCTCTTGCAGTTTTGTTGTTTTGCCGACCGGTGTTTTTACTTCAAATGCGTAAAACTTGCCATCAATACAGGCAACGATATCCGGGATACCCGCTGTGCCGTATATTCCGCCATGCTCTTTCCAAGCGAAGCACTTCGGCACAGTTTTTAAATAGCGAAGGATTTTAGATACGATTTCTTTTTCAGACACATTATCCTCCTTGTAACTTATTTGCAGCTTGTAACCTCGTAACCTGAAAATATATAGGTGTGCATATATTTACACGCACACACGCGCTCGCGTATGGGACTGTTGCTCTCGCGTGTATACCCATAATTTTAGAAGTTACAAAGTTACAAAAGATAAGAAAACTCAAATTGTGCTTGTATATAGCGGTTTTTGAGCGTAACTTCTCTTGTAACTTATACTCTTCGGGAAGTTGCGTTTTGGCCTGTGAGGTTACATTTACATTGTTCATAGCGGTTCTATCTCTGTGATCTCAAAGCCGGACACATCACATCGAGCCTTCAACAGCTCATAATTGAGTGTCCAAACACGCCGATTTTCTGATCCGATGCGTTTTTGCACATTGCTTTCAAGAAAATAATCCGAGTGAGCCAGCTGCTTTTTGAATTGTGCGTAGGTCAGTGTTTCGCCGACAACGGCGTAATCCTTGCGGTATTTGGTATATTTGTCGTATACGGGGTTGAGCCGAAGCGCCAACACGGTGTCACCATCGCAGAGGGTGTATTCACTTTTCGGATCCAGCCCCATGCGCGACATTATTTCAAGCGTCTGCTCGACCACGCTTTTATTGCTCAAGCCGCCATCAAGCAAATATTCCTTTGCCGCAAAATCGATGTAATTTGTGCAGCGTTCAAGGTTATGTGGGAGTGCCTCATGCCAAGTAAGACCGAGCGACTTGCATAGCTTTTCGAGTAGCCGCAAACCGGTTACCATACAGGCAAGGTTATTAACGATACGCGACGGAAGCTCCTTGCTGAAGCATCCAAGCGCTTCCTCATACCATGAATAACATTCGTTTACTGTTGTTTTCAGTGCGATATTCAATAAACTATGCCCGAAGCTACCGAGCATATCGGCACATCGGCATAACTCTTGAAAAGTCGTACGATATCCTACGGGTTTCAGGTCTTTCTTGGAAAACAGAAGCTCGATGCTACGCTCCCTGATTGCAGCTTCATCTGCCGATTCCTCACCGGCGACCACAAGCGGGGCGAGAAGCTCGTAGCTTACAATGCTTTGGTCGGCGCGTCCGCGAATACCTTCTTGACCATCATAGCTGTTACGAAAATGGTTCAGTAGCGCATCAAGTCGATATTTGTCAATCTTTGACGGCTTGAATTCATCCAGTGCCATCGGAATGACATTAGATGATGCCGCGTCTTTCATCAGAGTGAATGCCGTCGTCTGGCCGGCTGCGATGATTTTTGCTCTTGAAAAGACGGGCATAATAACCCGCTCCAGCGTATTGCTTTTACCGCTGCCTGCTTCGCCGATGAGCATAAGATGAGGAAACTTCACATTCTTCTTTCGCAGATGCTCTTTTATGAAGCAACCACATATCCATGCTAATATTGAAGTCGTTTTTGCAGGTTCGTTGTAGGACATCAGCTTTTCACCTAATTTCTGAAGCTGGGCTGCCGTTAAAGGCTTTGCTGACAGAATACTACTGTCAATGCTGCGGTACTTTTCGAGTTGAATGATGTTATCGACATCTGTACCGTTCGCGTCAACCGCACCGTCCATAGAAACAAATACCATCTCTTTATCATGCTCGTAGATACCCATGGCCTTAACACCTTTTTTTACAGGCCAGTCTAATTCGGAGATATATGCTTTGAGCAGTTCCAAATCACCATCAGAGCCGGTGTAGCTTAGAGCAATGGTGCGCTTGTT